ATGAACAGGACCAGTCCCTATTATTGTCGCCGCTCAGTACTTTCCTTATTGATATCTGCCTTGATATATGCCCCGCCCGGGATGGCTGCCTTCACTACTAATGTTATTGGTGTGGTAAACGATGAGACTGTAGATGGCAACCAAAAAGTGGATGAACGAGGTACAACAAATAACACTCATATTATCAACCATGGCCAGCAGAATGTTCATGGCGGGGTATCTAATGGAAGTCTTATTGAATCTGGTGGATATCAAGATATAGGAAGTCATAACAATTTTGTGGGGCAGGCTAATAATACAACCATTAACGGTGGCAGACAGTCAATTCATGACGGGGGTATTTCCACAGGTACGACAATCGAGAGTGGCAATCAGGACGTTTATAAAGGGGGTATCAGCAATGGAACGACAATTAAGGGCGGTGCTTCACGCGTAGAGGGAGGGAGTGCGAATGGAATACTCATTGATGGTGGTAGCCAGATAGTAAAAGTTCAAGGGCATGCTGATGGTACAACGATAAATAAGTCTGGCTCTCAGGACGTAGTACAAGGAAGTCTGGCAACGAACACAACCATAAATGGTGGTCGACAGTATGTTGAACAGAGCACAGTAGAAACAACAACCATTAAAAATGGCGGTGAGCAAAGAGTATATGAGAGCCGTGCGCTGGACACGACGATTGAAGGCGGAACTCAGTCTCTGAATAGTAAGTCAACGGCAAAAAATACGCATATCTATTCTGGTGGCACGCAAATTGTTGATAACACCAGCACCTCGGATGTTATTGAAGTTTATTCTGGTGGCGTGCTTGATGTTAGTGGTGGTACGGCAACAAATGTTACCCAGCACGATGGTGCAATTTTAAAAACTAACACTAACGGTACGACGGTGAGCGGTACGAATAGTGAAGGTGCATTCTCCATCCACAATCACGTGGCAGACAATGTGTTGCTGGAAAACGGTGGTCATTTAGACATAAACGCATATGGTTCGGCAAACAAGACGATTATTAAAGATAAAGGAACAATGTCAGTTTTAACCAATGCTAAAGCTGATGCGACCCGAATAGATAATGGCGGGGTTATGGATGTTGCAGGAAACGCGACAAATACCATAATTAATGGTGGCACACAGAATATTAATAATTATGGCATAGCCACAGGCACCAATATCAACAGCGGAACGCAAAATATCAAAAGCGGCGGGAAAGCTGACACAACAATTATATCCTCCGGGAGCCGGCAGGTTGTTGAGAAAGATGGTACGGCAATTGGCAGCAATATTAGCGCCGGAGGCTCGCTGATTGTCTATACCGGCGGTATTGCACATGGGGTTAACCAGGAGACGGGCAGTGCTTTAGTTGCCAACACGGGTGCAGGGACTGATATCGAAGGATACAACAAGCTCTCTCACTTCACTATTACCGGAGGGGAGGCTAATTATGTTGTGCTGGAAAATACCGGCGAACTGACGGTAGTGGCTAAAACCTCGGCGAAAAATACTACCATTGATACTGGCGGTAAGCTGATTGTCCAGAAGGAGGCTAAAACAGATAGCACCAGACTTAATAATGGCGGCGTTCTGGAGGTTCAGGACGGTGGTGAGGCTAAGCATGTTGAGCAACAATCCGGCGGCGCATTAATTGCTTCCACGACCTCCGGAACACTTATCGAAGGAACCAACAGTTATGGTGATGCTTTCTACATCAGGAATTCAGAAGCTAAAAATGTAGTGCTGGAAAACGCTGGCTCATTAACAGTCGTCACTGGTTCCCGCGCAGTTGACACGATTATTAATGCCAACGGCAAAATGGATGTTTATGGAAAAGATGTTGGCACTGTACTCAATAGTGCTGGCACCCAAACAATATATGCCAGTGCCACTTCTGATAAAGCAAATATCAAAGGTGGCAAGCAAACGGTATATGGTTTAGCCACTGAAGCAAATATCGAAAGTGGTGAACAAATTGTTGATGGTGGGTCAACAGAGAAAACACACATCAATGGTGGCACGCAAACCGTTCAGAATTATGGTAAGGCAATCAATACCGATATCGTCTCTGGCCTACAACAAATTATGGCAAACGGGACAGCGGAAGGTTCCATTATTAATGGGGGTTCACAGGTAGTTAATGAGGGCGGTCTGGCTGAAAACTCGGTGCTTAATGACGGCGGCACACTCGATGTGCGGGAGAAAGGCAGCGCAACGGGGATACAGCAGAGTAGCCAGGGCGCTTTGGTTGCAACCACCAGGGCGACGCGGGTCACAGGAACACGCGCGGATGGCGTCGCGTTCAGCATCGAGCAGGGTGCGGCGAACAATATCCTGCTGGCAAATGGCGGCGTGTTAACCGTGGAGTCAGACACCTCTTCTGACAAAACACAGGTCAATATGGGCGGACGGGAGATCGTCAAAACAAAAGCCACTGCGACAGGCACGACGCTCACCGGCGGTGAACAAATTGTCGAGGGTGTGGCGAATGAGACAACAATTAACGACGGCGGAATACAAACAGTTTCAGCTAACGGAGAGGCAATAAAAACAAAGATCAATGAAGGCGGTACGCTGACAGTCAACGATAATGGCAAAGCGACAGATATCGTCCAGAACAGCGGTGCCGCTCTCCAGACGAGCACGGCTAACGGTATTGAAATCAGCGGTACTCACCAGTACGGTACTTTTTCCATTTCCGGCAATTTAGCGACCAATATGTTGCTGGAAAATGGCGGTAATTTATTGGTATTAGCAGGTACCGAAGCTCGCGACTCCACGGTTGGCAAGGGGGGGGCAATGCAAAACCTGGGTCAGGACTCCGCCACAAAGGTTAACTCTGGCGGGCAATATACCCTTGGGCGGTCAAAAGATGAGTTTCAGGCTCTGGCCCGGGCAGAAGATCTCCAGGTCGCTGGCGGTACGGCAATCGTCTACGCAGGTACGCTGGCGGATGCATCGGTCAGTGGCGCGACAGGAAGCCTGTCGTTAATGACGCCACGGGATAATGTTACGCCAGTTAAACTCGAAGGGGCGGTCCGGATTACCGATAGCGCGACATTGACTCTGGGAAATGGCGTCGATACCACGCTTGCCGACCTGACGGCTGCCAGCCGGGGCAGTGTCTGGCTTAACAGCAATAATTCCTGTGCAGGTACCAGCAACTGCGAATATAGAGTAAACAGTTTGCTACTCAACGACGGTGATGTTTATTTGTCAGCACAAACAGCAGCGCCTGCCACAACTAACGGTATCTACAATACGCTGACAACCAATGAACTTTCCGGTAGCGGTAATTTCTACCTGCATACCAACGTTGCAGGCTCCCGGGGCGATCAACTGGTCGTCAACAACAACGCCACTGGTAATTTTAAAATCTTTGTTCAGGATACCGGCGTCAGCCCACAGTCTGACGACGCGATGACGCTGGTGAAAACAGGGGGAGGGGATGCTTCGTTTACGCTGGGCAATACCGGCGGTTTCGTTGATCTTGGGACCTATGAGTATGTCCTGAAAAGTGACGGCAACAGCAACTGGAACCTGACCAATGATGTCAAACCCAACCCGGACCCCATCCCAAATCCAAAGCCAGACCCAAAACCCGATCCAAAGCCAGACCCAAATCCAAAACCAGACCCTACTCCCGATCCAACGCCGACACCCGTTCCGGAGAAACGCATTACGCCTTCTACGGCAGCCGTACTCAATATGGCAGCAACATTACCGTTGGTATTTGATGCTGAGCTAAACAGTATTCGCGAGCGGTTGAACATAATGAAAGCGAGTCCACACAACAATAATGTCTGGGGGGCGACGTATAACACCCGTAATAATGTCACCACCGATGCGGGTGCCGGGTTTGAGCAGACGCTGACCGGAATGACAGTGGGGATCGACAGCCGTAATGATATTCCTGAAGGAATTACCACGCTAGGCGCTTTTATGGGCTATTCCCATTCACATATCGGTTTTGATCGCGGAGGACATGGCAGTGTGGGCAGTTATTCTCTGGGCGGCTATGCCAGTTGGGAACATGAAAGTGGTTTCTATCTGGACGGTGTCGTGAAGCTGAACCGTTTTAAAAGTAACGTAGCAGGTAAAATGAGCAGCGGTGGAGCCGCCAATGGCAGTTACCACAGCAACGGGCTGGGCGGTCACATTGAAACCGGGATGCGATTTACCGATGGTAACTGGAACCTGACGCCGTATGCATCGTTAACGGGGTTCACCGCTGATAACCCCGAATATCATTTATCCAATGGCATGAAATCGAAATCAGTCGATACCCGCAGTATATATCGTGAACTGGGCGCAACGCTGAGTTACAACATGCGTCTGGGGAACGGTATGGAAGTTGAGCCGTGGCTGAAGGCGGCTGTGCGCAAAGAATTTGTCGATGATAACCGGGTGAAAGTGAATAGTGACGGTAATTTCGTCAATTATTTGTCGGGCAGACGTGGAATATACCAGGCAGGTATTAAAGCCTCATTCAGCAGTACGTTAAGCGGGCATCTTGGGGTGGGGTATAGCCATAGTGCCGGTGTGGAATCCCCGTGGAACGCGGTAGCTGGTGTGAACTGGTCGTTCTGACCATCAACGAAAAAGCCCACATCTGTGGGCTTTCATGTTACCAGGAGCCGCGGCTCCTTTGCGTATCCTTTTATGTCTCCTCACCGTCTGGTCGGTGTTTTGCTGAGACTTCTAACTTCCTGTTTTTGTTGGTGTTGTCCTTACACCGTCCAATCATGATTGGTGGGCTGGCGGGAGTTGAACCCGCGTCCGAAATTCCTACATACCATTTTTATTATAGTAAAAACAGTAGATTATGTTTGAAAACAATGTGTTAGTGTTATTTTGTATTTGCTCGTCTTACGCGTTTTTAATGCTCTGCCGCCAAAGTGCCGCCATTACATCAAGCATCTAGAATAAAATTAGTTAATAAATTATAATTAATATGCTAATTGTTCTTGCATTCATAAGTGGGACGTGATGAAAGAAAAAAAATTCGTTAGTGAGCTTTTCCTTGAAAATGGGCAGTTTATTTTAGTCGGTTTGACAGGTCGAACTGGTTCTGGTTGCACAACAACAGCTAATATTCTTGAAAACGAAAAAACAGTCTTCCCTGATGTAAGTAAATTACAGGGGTTTTACAAGGGATTGGATGTCCATCGTTATAATATAGTTAAAAAATTCGCAGAAAATCACTGGGAAAATTTTTACTCAATTAAGGTGAGTGACCTAATCTCAGCGTATCTTCTGATGTTAACAGTTGAGGAAGCTTCTGAATTCATTCTATCATCTAATAAATTTATCAGTAAAGGGCATTTAGATATTGTATTAACTTTTGGTGTATTCTCAGATAATCTCATTTTGACAAGATTTAAAAATGTAATTGAGAATTTGCTTGATCATAATAGTGAATTGAAGCTTGATGAAAAAACGATTAATAAATTTATATCAATTTTGAAGTTAGTTAGAAAATTTACTAAAGAATTCAAAGCTGAACTAAATGAGATAAACTCAAATTTATATGTTTCAGCCTATCAGTTAGCAGGTAAGTCAATTAGACGTCGTGGGCGTATTGAAGTCGATTTTGAAGATAAAGAGTTTATGCCTAAATCTGTTTTTCATTTGCCGGAAACTATTAATAGGGTTATTAAATTAATAAGAAAAAGCAAAAGAGATAACGCATTAATTGTCATAGATGCTATTAGAAATCCATATGAGGCAAAATTTTTTAAGGATAGATATTCTGCATTTCATTTAATGTCAATAAATGCCCCAGATGAACATCGAACAAACTATTTGCGGAAACTACATAAGTTTTCAGAAAAGCAGATAGAGGAAATAGATTCTGTAGAGTCAGGTAAAGGTGATAACTCTTACAAACATCTCACCAATCCAAATGTAACTAAATGTATTGAACTATCAGATATACACATTTTTAACCCAAAAAATGAATTTGATAATGATAATATTTTAAAAGCACAATTAGCGTGGTACATCGCACTGATGAAGCATCCTGGTCTGATAACACCTACTGCAATGGAAAGGGTTATGCAAGTTGCGTATACGGTAAAATTAAACTCTGGCTGTATATCTAGACAGGTGGGAGCTGTAGTAACTGATGGTGATAATTCAATAAAATCAGTTGGTTGGAATGATGTTGCCAACGGTCAGATTCCTTGCTCTATGAGATCTCTAGATGGCCTAATGAACGATTTTGATGAAAAAACGTACAGTCATTATGAGAGAAATAATAGTTCTTTCAGAATTAAAGCTAATGAGAAACTCTTAAATTTTAGGGCGATAGATAAAACTGGTGATATTTATAGAGGCAGGAACTTATCTTATTGTTTTAAAGATATACATAATGATCTTGATAAAGAGAAAAAAGGTAATCAAGTTCATACACGTGCATTACATGCTGAGGAAAACGCATTTTTACAACTTGCAAAATATGGTGGTATTGGCGTTCTTGGGGGGAAGTTGTATACAACTGCCAGTCCCTGTGAGTTGTGTGCGAAAAAAGCTTATCAGTTAGGTATATCTGAAATTGTATTTATTGATCCCTACCCAGGTATAGCTCAAGACCATATTATTAATATAGGTAGTAAGCCACCAAAGTTAATACAATTTAGAGGCGCAATTGGGAAGTCATATCACCGACTTTATGAGCAAATTATCCCGATAAAAGATGAGTTAGAATATCTCCTTGAGTAGAAATATTATACTCATCCTTCCTGAGGTAAGCTTCAAGATGATCAATAAATATTGATCATCTTGAAAGTTAATTGCAGAGTCAAACTAGTAGTCAGACTGAAGCTTCGATAAAAAATGTTTTTGTTTTTTTTCATTTTCTAATGACTGTTTTTTATTGGTTTCTTTTTAATGTTGCAATGCTATGCTTTTCTACTATTTTTGAATGTGGCATCTTTGATGTTTTTATACAACAAAGATGAGGGCCTATAGGTTTTTTTGTGATGTAAAAATTATCTTATTCTATAAATAAAACCTAAACTCAGTCTGAAGAGTTAAATGAGAATGGATAACCTGCTGAATATTATATTTGTAAATAGTTTGAGTTTGTTTTCATAAGTTACTCTATCTTAAGTTGCATAAAGGGTTTTTAGTTACCGCATCTTCAAGGTGATCGGGCGAAAAGTGGGCGTAAATCATCGTCATTTTTATATCGGCATGGCCCAGAATATCGCGCAGCACCAGTATGTTTCCGCCATTCATCATAAAATGGCTGGCGAATGTATGACGTAGCACGTGAGTGCATTGGCCCTCTGGCAGCTCGATGCCAGCTCGCTTTACTGCTCGTTCAAAGGCTTTTCTGCACGGGGTGAATAGCTTCCCTCTGTTCTTGGGGAGTTCGTCATACAGATCTTGAGATATCGGCACGGTGCGGTTTTTCTTACCCTTCGTCTTGGTATAAGTGATGCGGTATTTAGATAACTGATGGCCCTGCAGGTTTTCAGCTTCACTCCAGCGTGCGCCGGTGGCCAGGCATATTTTTGCAATCAAAAGCAGACTGGGGTTTTGAGAATCAGCGCAGGCATCTAGCAGACGTTTAATTTCTTCCGAGGTCAGGAACGCCAGTTCCCCCTCAGCGATTTTAAATGTTGGCAGCCCGGCGAGAGGATTTGGTGCTGACCAGTGGCCTAGTTTTTTCAATGTGCCGAAAACCGATGATAGGTTACGTTGCTCAAGATTCACCGTGCGTGGTTTTACTGGCGACATTAGTGTGCCGTCTTCGTTACGAACGTCACCTTTTAACCGTGCTTCGCGGTATTTCGTAAAGTCACCGGCTGTCAGTTCTGAGGCGATGGGGTCGCCTAGACCATTACAGATAATTCTAAGTTTCGCCATGAGGCGCTTGGGGTCTGCGAGTGTCTGACCATACAGGGAATACCAAAGCTCAATTAATTCTGATAGGCGTCGCCGATCATCCTTTTCACCCAACCACGGTTTTTTATTCACTTCTTCCATTGTGAAGCTTTCAAAAGCAATGGCTTCGCCTTTCGTAGCAAATTGCTTACGCACGCGCTTACCATTGCGTCCATTGGGATAGCACTCACACAACCATTTTCCGTTCGGCTGTTTTCTGATGGTCATATCAAAGGCTCTTAATGATTTTCAGTGCGCGGCCTACTACCTCAATGTCATCTAGGCCACATTCAAACGATGAATCATCCTGATGCACTACTAATTTGTTTCCCGGAAGTCGAGTCAATTTAACAATGCTTTTTATCCCGTCAATATCGACTAACCACATACCATTTACTGGTGGTGTTTGGTTGCGATCTATTAAATAAGAATCACCAGAAGTAGTCACCAGCAGTAGGTTGCTTGAGTCTGAGGGGAGTATGCTGCTATCAATGATTGCTTTTCCAGCATCGACCAATAAACCACCGTTGAGAGTCGCCTTGTCAATTTCAGGAGATACTAGTTTAGAAAGAGGTACAACCTTGCTGGAGTTCACGGAATTGATATTTTTTTTAGGTTCAATGTTTGGACCTGGCTCCCCCTGTCCGGTGGTTAGCCACAGTAAAGAAACTCCTGTTTCCAAGGCGCACTGAATCACCCACTCTGCAGGAAAACTATCTCTTAAGTATCTGTTTGCCATGGTGCTTTTTGATGCGCCTAAGTGATCGCAAAGTTGCTGTCTGGACTTGAAATCATAGGCTGCCATTAGTCTATGGATAGCCTCTCTTCCCCCTGTATTCTCTCCAACCTTTACCTGTATCATTTTTTAATCCTGTTGACGTATCAAATATTGGATCGTAGTATCTCGATGTATCAAATATTGAATCAAATAAAACGAGATAAAACGACGTAAACCAAACCTTAATCGGGAGATACTGCACTATGAGCACTGATATTTCAATTCGTGTACCAAAAGAGATGGCTACGCCTGCAGAGTTCGCGGAATGGGAAGGTATCTCCCGCGGCTCTGTGTATCAAAAAATTCATCATGGTCAGCTTGCTAAATACATGGTCAAGAAAGAAAAAAACAAAGGCCGCGTAAGCCTGCGTTATTTAATGTACAAAACCGATCAGGTCCGTGAATCCCTCGGTCATTCCAACTTCCGCGTCATTGTTGGTAAGTAAGTTCAATTATGAGAACTTTCTAAGGGGGTAGCATGTTTGATTATAAGATTTCCAAACACCCGCATTTTGATGAAGCCTGTAGAGCTTTTGCACTTCGTCACAATATGGCGAAGCTGGCAGAACGTTCAGGAATGAATGTCCAGACTCTGCGAAACAAACTCAACCCAGATCAACCGCATCAGCTCAATGCGCCAGATATCTGGCTACTTACCGATCTGACGGAAGATTCAACGCTGGTAGACGGTTTTCTGGCACAGATTCACTGCCTGCCATGTGTACCGATTAATGAGGTGGCAAAAGAGAAACTGCCACATTACGTCATGAGTGCAACCGCAGAGATCGGGCGTGTTGCTGCAGGTGCGGTACCGGTTTTCTAAAATATAACGGAGCGTCATTCAACAAGGCAATGTATCCCAAACTTGCACAAATTTTCCCGTCAGGAGTATTACTTGATTTGCGCGGCGTATTTATTCGAGGCTGGGATGATGGAAAAGGGATTGATGCCGGGCGTGCAATACTGACACAGCAGCAGGATGCCCAGCAAAATATCACCGGCATGGTTTCTGATATGACAGTCGGCGTAAATGCTGACGGAACAGGTGCATTTAGTATGGTCGATTTAACTACATCAGGCATTTCGGCAGGTGCACTAAATTCTTTTTATCAAAAGCATATTTATCTGGATTCCTCCAGAGTGGTCAGAACGGCAACTGAAAACCGTCCGGTAAATATCGCATTCAACTACATTGTGAGGGCTGCATAATGATGAACGCAGATTTAGCCATTTTAGAGAACGGTATTGCGACAACCGCCGGATGGATAACGATATATAACTATTCGGCGGTTACAGGTGAATATCTTGACAGCAACAGTGAATACATTCCAGAAGGTGTTGGATTGCCTGCGCTGGCAACAGATATTGAACCGCCGAACAGACCGGACGGTCAGGCTGTTATCTGGCAGGGTTCGTGGATACTGATGGATGACTGGCGGGGTGAAACGGTTTATTCCATTTTTGATGGTTCTGCCAGTATCGTGGATTACCTCGGGGCAATCGCAGAGGGATATACACAACAGAAACCCGCAACCCGTTTTGATAAATGGGATGGTAAGCAGTGGGTGACTGATACTGACGCGCGAAATACGGAAGCTGTTGCAGTTTCTACGCAACAGAAAGCTGCATTGCTGGCTGAAGCCACCGCGACCATAGCACCGCTTCAGGATGCAAAAGACGGAGGTTATATTGATGATGCTGATATTCCGATGTTGATTTCTTGGCAAAAATATCGCTACGCGCTGACTAAAGTTAATCCTAAAACTCCTGTTTGGCCCAGCAAACCAAGTGTATAAATGGTAATATAAAAGGCAGTTCACTCTATGATGAACTGCCTTTTATAACGAGCATCAAAATATAGATTATTTACCAAACAAAGAAACTATGTTGACTGCGACTGTGGTGATATCAGTCGCAGGTTTTAGCCATTTACTGATTTCATACTTGTCAAGGATTGAAGGGTACTCACTTGCTTCAACTGTTTTCAATTGATGTGCCGCTTGATTAATGTTTTCAAGTGGCGCGCCGGGAATGAAATTTTCTTCTAGAAAGCTTTTTTGGCTTTCATATATTGATATCGCCTCGCCATTTCCAGAAAAAGTAGTTTCTTTAAAAACTAACTCTGTACACTCTGGTGCTCGAACTCCAATCGTATTATTAATAAAAGTACAACCCTCGAAAGTATGCTTACCCATTTTTAGATTTTACCTTGGTTGCGTAGTGAAACCATTAGTTTACATCTTTCACCAGTAGCAATAAAAATGATGGTTAAGAATTGAGACGAGTATCACTGAACTATACATGCTGACCAAAGGAACCTTTCAAAGAATTTAAATGCGCTGCTAACGATCATTTTTCGTCAATATCAATTGTGCTATTTCCCACACATAGCCCACTACGTGCGCCGCGTGCATATCAACCAGAACATAGGCACACCCCCTGTAAACCGGAGAGACTGCCTTATGGCTCAGGATTACCACCACGGGGTGCGCGTTGTTGAAATCAACGAGGGCACCCGATCCATTACCACGGTGAGCACCGCCATCGTGGGCATGGTCTGCACCGGCGATGATGCTGATGCGTCCATGTTTCCCCTCAATAAGCCGGTCCTGCTGACCGATGTGCTGACTGCCAGCGGTAAAGCGGGCGAGTCCGGCACGCTGGCCCGTTCGCTGGATGCGATTGCAGACCAGGCTAAACCCGTGACCGTCGTTGTGCGCGTGGCACAGGGCGAAACCGAAGCGGAAACAACCTCCAACATTATCGGCGGCGTAACTGCTGACGGTAAAAAAACGGGTATGAAAGCGCTGCTTTCGGCGCAGTCGCAGTTGGGCGTCAAGCCGCGCATTCTCGGCGTGCCGGGGCATGACACGCAAGCGGTTGCCACTGAGCTGCTGAGCGTGGCGCAGAGCCTGCGCGGGTTTGCCTACCTGTCCGCTTATGGCTGCAAAACGGTAGAAGAAGCGATTGCCTACCGTGACAATTTCAGCCAGCGCGAGGGGATGCTGATCTGGCCTGACTTCATCAACTTTGACACCGTGCTGAATGCCGACGCGACGGCTTACGCCTCCGCCCGTGCGCTCGGCCTGCGCGCCAAAATTGACGAGCAGACCGGCTGGCACAAAACCCTGTCCAACGTGGGCGTGAACGGCGTTACCGGCATTTCCGCTGATGTGTTCTGGGATCTGCAGGACCCGGCAACCGATGCGGGACTACTGAACCAGAACGACGTCACCACGCTTATCCGCAAAGATGGCTTCCGCTTCTGGGGTTCCCGCTGCCTCAGTGACGATCCTCTGTTTGCCTTTGAGAACTACACCCGCACGGCGCAGGTGCTGGCTGACACCATCGCAGAAGCGCACATGTGGGCGGTGGATGGCGTACTCAACCCGTCGCTGGCCCGTGACATTATCGAAGGTATTCGGGCCAAGCTGTGCAGCCTGAAAACACAGGGCTACATCATCGGCGCAGACTGCTGGCTGGATGAGTCGGTGAACGATAAAGACTCCCTGAAAGCCGGGAAACTCACTATCGACTACGACTACACGCCGGTGCCGCCGCTTGAAAACCTGATGCTGCGCCAGCGCATCACCGATCAGTACCTGCTGGATTTCTCCAGCCAGGTCAGCGCGTAAGGGGACACCATGGCTTTACCACGCAAGTTAAAACACCTGAACCTGTTCAACGACGGGAACAACTGGCAGGGGATCGTTGAGTCTCTGACCCTGCCGAAATTCACCCGCAAGTTTGAGAAGTATCGCGGCGGCGGTATGCCGGGCGCGGTGGACGTGGACATGGGGCTGGATGACGGCGCACTGGACACGGAATTTTCAATCGGCGGCACCGAACTGCTGTTATTTAAGCAGATGGGCAAGGCCACGGTTGACGGAATCCAGCTGCGTTTCACCGGCTCCATTCAGCGTGACGATACCGGCGAAGTGCAGGCCGTTGAGCTGGTTGTGCGCGGGCGTCATAAAGAAGTGGATTCCGGCGAGTGGAAAACCGGCGAGAGCAGCACCACCAAAGTCAGCAGCACCAACAGCTACGCGAAGCTGACCATTAACGGCGAAGTGCTCTATGAGGTCGATCTGGTCAACATGGTTGAAATCGTTGACGGCGTGGACCTGATGGAAGAACACCGTAACGCCCTCGGCCTCTGATTAACCTTAACGGCGCGGGAAGCCGCGCCAGTATTTCATTAACAGGAAACGAACATGAGCGACAAGCTGACTGAAAAGACCGTAAAACTGGATACCCCCATCATGCGCGGTAAAACTGAAATTACCGAAATTGTGCTGCGCAAGCCGCAGTCCGGCGCACTGCGTGGCACCCGTCTGCAGGCCATTATGGATATGGACGTGGGCGCGATGATGACTGTGATCCCGCGAATCTCCACTCCGACGCTGACCGCGCAGGAAATGGCAGAGCTGGACCCCGCCGATCTGACAGCAATGGCTGTAGAGGTGGTGACTTTTTTGTTGCCGAAGTCGGTGCTTGCCGATTTGCCGACAACCTGACGGTTGATGATCTGGTGGCAGATATTGCCACCATCTTTCACTGGTCGCCGTCCATCACTGACGTTATGCCGCTGACTGAGGTGCTGGAATGGCGGCATAAGGCAATTCAGCGAAGCGGGGCCAGCGATGAGTGATAATAACCTGCGTCTGCAGGTGGTTTTGGGGGCGGTTGACAAGTTAACCCGCCCTTTTAAAAATGCCCAGGCTGGCTCAAAAGAGCTGGCAGCGGCAATCCGGCAGACCCGCGACCAGCTTAAGCAACTGAGCGATGCGGGAGGCCAGTTAAAATCCTTCGACCAGCTATCGCAAAGCGTGCGCCGTACAGGTGCAGAGCTGGATCAGACGAGACTGCGCGCGCAGATGATGACGCGCGAAATGTCATCTTTGGAATCCCCAACAAAAAAACAAACTCAGGCGCTTGAAGCTCAGTGGCGTGCTGTTGCACGTCTTGAGCAAAAGCAGAAACAGGAAACAAACCAGCTATCTGCAGTAAGGGGGGAGCTTTACAGGCTGGGGTTATCTGCTGGGGGCGGAGCGCGGGAAACCGCCAGAATTACCCGTGAAACTGAGAAGTATAACCAGAAGCTGGCAGAGCAGGAGCGCAGGCTGCGCGAGGTTGGCGAGCGTCAGCGAAAGCTCAACGCTATCAAAGCCAAGGCTGAAAAGACCCGTGAGTTAAGGAACTCTCTGGCAGGTAATGGTGCAGGGGAGATGGCGGCTGGGGTAGCTACTGGCATGACGTTATTGGCTCCAGTAAAAGCCTATTCTGAATCTGAAAATGCCGCTAATCAGCTCGCCGGTTCAATGATGGGGCCGGGCGGAAAGGTCGCACCTGAATTTGAGAAAATTAACCAGCTGGCGGTAGCGCTTGGAGACAGGCTGCCGGGAACCACTGCAGATTTCCAGAACATGATGACAATGCTGCGTCGTCAGGGGATGTCAGCACAGGTCATTCTTGGCGGGCTGGGGGAATCGGCGGCTTATCTGGGGGTGCAGTTGCAGATGGCTCCCACTGCTGCGGCTGAGTTTGCCGCAAAATTGCAGGATGCAACACAGACCTCAGAAAAAGACATGATGAGCCTGATGGATCTGATCCAGAAGGGTTTTTATGCCGGTGTTGACTCAGGGAATATGCTGCAGGGATTTTCTAATATCAGCAGCGCCATGAGCATTATTAATCAAAAAGGGATTGAAGCAGCTAAAACTTTTGCTCCGTTGCTGGTGATGGCTGATCAGAGCGGGATGGCTGGTGAGTCTGCAGGTAATGCTTACCGAAAAATTTTCCAGGCAGCGCTGGATTCAAAAAATATTCAGTCAGTCAACGACGATCTGAAAGGCACCGGTATCAACTTCAATTTTTCCAATGGTAAAGGTGGATTCGGCGGGCTGGAAAATATGTACGCCCAGCTGGAAAAGCTTAGTAAGCTCAACGATGAAACCCGGATGGCAACGATTAAGGATCTGTTCGGTAATGATGCGGAAGTCATGAAAGTCCTTAACACCATGATTGAAAAAGGTATTAATGGATATCGTGAAACTACCGCCAAACTTGAAAATCAGGCTTCACTGCGGGAACGCGTCGATGCGTCCCTGAATACCCTGGGTAATAAATGGGAAGCCGCTACAGGTTCCTTTACCAATGCTATGGCTAGTATCGGTGAAACAGTTGCCCCAACATTAAAGAAGCTGGCTGACTGGTTGGGTGAACTGGCTTCGCGTCTGGATGGTTTTGTTAAACGACACCCACAATTGACCTCAGCGCTGTTTAAGCTGGCAGCTGGCTTTGCCATTGTTGCCACCGCCGCTGGGGTTGTTTCACTGGCGCTGGCGTCCGTGTTAGGGCCGATGGCAGTAGTGCGAATGAGCGCAGGGGTGATGGAGCTAAAATTTTCATCTGCATTTGGTCTTATTGGGAAAGCAATCAGTTCTGTTGGCAAGTCAGTTATATGGCTGGGCCGATTGATGTTTGCAAATCCTATACTGGCTGTCATTGGGCTGATCGCCGCTGGTGCTATTTATATCTGGCAGAACTGGGACACGCTTGGACCAAAATTCAAGGCAATGTGGGATGCCGTATGTAATGCCACAAGTACGGCATGGGATTGGATTAAAGAGAAGGCCAGCGCCGCATGGGAGGGGATTAAGTCACTGTTCTTTAATTATACCTTGCCGGGATTAATAGCTAAAAATTGGGATGCAATAAAAACTGGCGTTTCTGAAGCGTGGGCCAATATCAGACAATCTATTAGTGATAAATGGAATTCGATCCTGGCTGATGTTGCCGCGCTTCCTGCGAAGTTTCAGGACATGGGCAGCGCCATTATTGACAGCATTCTCGATGGAATTAATGCCAAATGGGAGACACTCAAAAGCAAGCTTTCCTCAGTCACAGATTATCTGCCTGACTGGATGACCGGAAATAATAAAACACAAGACAAAGCACAGGTGCAGGTGGTTGGTGGAGCAGCGGCTGCTGCCGTTCCGTTTGCCGGGATGTATGACAGTGGTGGGATTATTCCGCGCGGTCAGTTCGGTATTGTTGGAGAGAACGGCCCTGAAATTGTGAACGGCCCCGCAAATGTGACCAGCAGGCGGCGCACTGCCGCGCTGGCTTCCGTCGTTGCAGGTGTCATGGGCGTAGCGGCAGCGCCTGCAGAGGCTGCTCCACTACATCCTTACAGTCTGCCTACTGTGGCATATAAACAAAGCCAGCCTGCGAAATCTGCCAGCGCGCCGCCAGTGATGCACTTTGAAACTCACGCGCCGATCACTATCTATGCTCAGCCAGGGCAGAGTGCACATGATATTGCCCGTGAAGTTGCCCGACAGCTTGACGAACGCGAGCGCAAGACCAGGGCTAAAGCACGCAGTAATTTCAGTGATCAAGGGGGATATGAATCATGATGATGGTGCTGGGGTTATATGTCTTTATGCTGCGTACAGTGCCATATCAGGAGCTGCAGTATCAGCGAAGCTGGCGACACGCCGCCAACAGTCGGGTGAACCGGCGACCATCAACGCAGTTTCTTGGCCCGGGTAATGACTCGCTGACCTTATCTGGCGTACTGCTGCCGGAAGTCACCGGGGGCAGGCTGTCATTGCTCGCGCTGGAGCAAATGGCAGAGCTGGGCAAAGCATGGCCTCTGATTGAGGGAAGCGGGACCATTTACGGCATGTTTGTGATCGAGAGCCTGAGTCAGACAAAAACAGAGTTTTTTGAAAGCGGAATGCCTCGCCGTATTGAGTTTACGCTGACCCTGAAAAGGGTTGATGAGTCGCTGTCTGATATGTTCGGCAGTCTCAGCGATCAGCTCAGTAACCTGCAGGACTCTGCAACGTCTGCGATAGGTAATATTAAAAATACGGTTGGAGGGTTGCTGCAGTGAATTTTAGCTCTGATCTTTTTGACCTGAACAGCAAAAGCCCGGCTTTCAGTATCGTCATTGAAGGTAAGGACGTGACGACCGTGCTGGATACCCGCCTGATGAGTCTGACGCTGACGGATAACCGGGGCTTTGAAGCGGACCAGCTTGATCTGGAGCTGGACGACGCCGACGGGCTGATCGCCCTGCCGCGACGTGGGGCAGTGATTCAGCTAGCGCTGGGCTGGAAAGGCCAGCCGCTTTTCCCTAAAGGGGCTTTTACCGTGGATGAAATTGAACACAGCGGTGCCCCTGACCGGCTGACCATCAGGGCGCGTAGCGCAGATTTCCGTGAAACCCTCAATACACGGCGCGAAAAATCATGGCATCAGACAACGGTGGGGGAGGTGGTAAAGGAAATAGCCGCCCGGCATAACCTCAAAATGGCGCTGGGCAAAGACCTGACGGATAAGGCGCTGGATCATCTGGACCAGACCAATGAAAGCGATGCAAGTTTTCTGATGAAACTGGCGAGACAGTATGGGGCGATTGCTTCCGTTAAGGACGGGAATCTGCTGTTTATCCGGCAGGGACAGGGAAGAACGGCGAGCGGCAAGCCGCTGCCGGTTATCACCATCACGCGCAAAGCCGGTGACGGTCATCGGTTCACCCTTGCTGATCGTGGTGCCTATACCGGTGTTATTGCCAGCTGGTTGCATACGCGTGAACCCAGGAAAAAAGAGACAACCAGTGTTAAGCGTCGTCGAAAGAAAACCACCACACCCAAAGAGCCGGAAGCAAAACAGGGCGATTATCTGGTGGGAACGGATGAAAACGTGCTGGTTCTTAATCGTACCTACGCCAACCGGAGAAATGCAGAGCGCGCAGCAAAAATGCAGTGGGAACGTCTGCAGCGTGGGGTTGCTTCATTTTCCCTGCAGCTCGCTGAGGGGCGTGCTGATCTCTATACGGAAATGCCGGTGAAGGTTACAGGGTTTAAGCAGCCGATCGATGATGCAGAATGGACCATTACCACCCTGGCGCATTCTGTCAGCCCGGATAATGGATTTACAACCAGCATGGAGCTTGAAGTAAAGATTGATGATTTAGAAATGGAATAAATAAGTTCTTAATATTGATTCTTTGTGTATCATTATTGAGATTTTAATGGTGACGGAGAATAAAAAAATGATGAATTGCCCAAAGTGTGGACATGCGGCGCACACCCGGAGCAGCTTTCAGGTTACTGATAGCACGAAGGAGCGTTACTGCCAGTGCCAGAACATTAATTGCGGCAGCACATTTGTCACCCATGAAACGGTTGTACGATTTATCGTTACCCCGACAATAATCAATAATGCCCCGCCGCACCCTACGCCGGGTGGTCAAGGGCACATGAATTTTTAAAACAAGAACCTGCTGCGGCAGGTTTTTTATGCGTCAGGAATTTCACCCGTTTCTATAAAATGAACAAAACTTTCTTCATCAATGATGATCGTACCCTTCATGCGTGCAGCATTTACTTTGGAAGGGCCAGCATTGTATCCGCAACAGAGCATCTGCAGATTTTGAGTAACGGAACTTCTCACTGTCATGCTGTGCGCTTCGGCAACTTCAATCAAACGCTCTTTATCTGCCTTTTTGAAACCTGTAAAACAGACGTCAAAAGTGAGGGTTTTGGGCTTGGTGGCCTTGGTTAGATGGATGTAATTTTCCGGTAGGAAGGACTGACAGGCTTGCTGTGCTTCATCAGCAGATGTGCATTCTTGAAGTATTCTATCTTTACGAAACGTTCTTATTGAATGGGTTGATTGGCATATACCCTGAATGTGGTTATCGCTGTAGCTAACACTGCTTATTGAATGGGCACCAATGCGCGCATTCGCATTGATGTAAACAAAGTGCATTTCTTCCATGTGAATCACCTTTATTACACAAACGGTTAAGACGTTATGAACGGTGGGCAAATTGGCTGCCGCCATTTTGCCGCCACAGCCAAACAAAAAGGGGTTACGTTTTCACGTAACCCCTTGTTTTATTTGGTGGAGCTGGCGGGAGTTGAACCCGCGTCCGAAATTCCTACATCCTCGGTACTACATGCTTAGTCAGTCTTTACATTCGCTTGCCAGCTGCGGACGGACACGCCACTAACAAACTAGCCTGATTAAGTTTTAACGCTTCAACCCCAGGCAGGGCTTCCACGCGATCTCTTTTGGGTTTGACCTCTCTTGATCCCCGTCCTAAGAGCGGAGGCTAGGGAGAGAGGGCTCTAAGCAGGTTATTAAGCTGCTAAAGCGTAGTTTTCGTCGTTTGCGACTATTTTTTGCGGCTTTTTACGAGGCCAACCGCCCCTCGGCATGCACCTTGGGTTTCGCAAATCCCGTCGAATCCAGAATCAGCCCCAATGTGTAAAGGTAAGTATACCAGATTTATGAGCGCCATGACCAGCCTCAATGGCGTTATCGTTAAAGATTTAGCACCCATGTAGCCTGATTTTTATTCGATTAAGCAATGGGATGGCAACATTTGTGTCGGATGTGATAGCCAATAAGATGTTCATTCGCGCCGCCGGAGAGGGAGGCGCGGTGAGGAACTGGTCAATAATTGGAGTGCAGGTTTAACGGTGGGCGTTTTTCATGATACGCGCTTTATCCACCTGCCATTCGCGCTCTTTGATATCTGAACGTTTATCGTGCTGTTTCTTACCTTTGGCGACGCCGATTTTCACTTTGCACCAGGCATTTTTCCAGTACAGGGAGAGCGCCACTACGGTATAGCCTTCTCGATTGACGCGACCGTACAATGAGTCCAGTTCGCGCTGGTTGAGAAGTAACTTGCGGGTACGGGTAGGATCGCACACCACATGCGTGGAGGCCACTGCCATTGGCGTGATGTTTGCGCCAAACAGGAACGCTTCTCCGTCACGCAGAAGGACATAGCTGTCGCTGATATTGGCTTTTCCTGCGCGCAGGGATTTAACTTCCCAGCCTTGCAGGGCAAGTCCCGCTTCGAACTCTTCTTCGATAAAGTATTCGTGACGGGCGCGCTTGTTAAGCGCGATGGTCGCTGAACCAGGTTTATGTGCTTTTTTCTTCGTCAT